TGCTCGTCGCACATCGCCAACGCCGCGAGTTTGACGCGAAACGTCGGGATGTCGAATCGCTGCCGGCGCCCCTCCATCACGACGGAGGCGCGCAGCAGCCGTTCGCGTTCTGCGGCGGAGATGGCGCGGACGTAGACCCCGTAGGCCGACCGGTCACGCGCGGTCGCCGGCGCCCACTCCGGGACCGGCACCCACTCGATCTCAACGTCGTTGGCAGCGAGAATGTCTGCCCGTGTCAGAACGATACGCTCGCCCATGGTTCCTCCATCACGGGCAGGGCGACGCGTGCACCGGCACGCGCCAGTCCCGCCCCGTCAATTAGCTCACCGTCACCGGCCCGCTGATCTGCAGCGAGACGCTGGCCGTGAGCTTCCCCTCGACCGGCGCCGAGAGCTCGAAGCCGGTGACGTAGGCCGCGAACGCGAACGTCTTCGCCGGCGACGTCGGGAACACGACCTGGAAATTCCGCAACGTCCGGTTGAGCATGTCCGTCCGCAGGTTCACCTGCGTCGTGTGCTCGTAGTAATTGATGTCGAAACTGGCCTCACCACCCTCGAGCAGGGTCGGGATGTACTCCCGCCAGTAGTTCGAGTCGTGGCTGGTCGCCTCCTCCGTCCCCAGCGCGAGCGCCGGTCCGGAGATGTCGAGCACCTCGGCAATCGTGACGAAATTTTCCGGTGGTCCTGACCCGTCGCCCCGCTTGAGCAGGGTTCCGTGGCTGTTTTTCGCTCCGGTTGGCATGTCCGCTGCCTCCTACCGTTTGATCGTGTAAATCCCGAATTTGACGAGGTTGCTGTTCGCCTGCAGGTACAGGTTGCCGTCCGACTGCTGCCAGCCGGGCAAATCGAACGGCCCGAGCACGTGGATCGCGCCGGCCGCGATCGACACGTTCGCCAGGTCGCCCGTCCGGTTCTGCGGATCCGGCGTGCTGGTGATCGTGTACGTGCGCGCGACCGTGTCCGTGTTCTGGATGATCAAAATATCATCCCTCGTCAGCGCAAACTGGTTGAGGTTGGTCGTATCCGCCGCCGTCATGGTCGCCGCGAGGCCGGCGGTCGGGTACTGGCCAGAACCGGTGGTTTTCGTGAGCGTCGTGCGTGGCATAGGCTACTCCTCCGTCGTGACTGCTGGTGGTTCGGGCGTTTCGCTGGCTGCCGGTTCGACCGTTACGCGTCGCGCGCGACGTGCTGGCGCCGTGGCCGGCTCACTGGCCTCGGCGACCGGCTGTGGGATTTCGTGCACGAGCCGGACGTGTTCGGCCAGCCGGTCGGCGTCGGCGAACGTCGCCGGACACTGCGTGCAGGCAAACACGCGCTGCCTCACCGGCTGCGGAATCTGATGAACCAGGCGAATGTGCTCGGCCATCCACACCGCGTCCAGGCTATCCCGGTCGCAGTACGGGCACTGGTAATAGTCCCAGCCTGCGTAGACGCCCGCCGGTGTTGCGGTGCTCATAGGACGATGTCCTCCTCGATCGTGATCTCGAATTCGTACCGGTAGCCGATCGTTCCCTCGCCCCAGATGCCGTCCGTGAGGGTCATCCGCAACGTGCTGCTGCCGAACGTCGGCCCGTGCGAGAACGACAGGTCGCCGAGACCGAACACGGTGTCGTTGAACCGGTCGCGCACAAACCCAGCGAACAGGGCGTTGGGGATCGCGTCGGCATACGCCTGCAACCGTTGCAAATCGTCCGGCAAGTGTTTCCGTGGCGTGACCAGGTCGCAGCGGATCGTGTGCACCGCCATGCGTGCGGCGTAGCCGTTGCCACGATCGGCCGTCCCCAGCCGGTGTGCGCCGGCGACCGGATACAGCAGCAGCGTCACCGTGTCGTAGTTGGCGTCGCGCGGCTGTGCCGGCTGATCGATCGCCGCCAGCGCCGGATCCGCCAGCAGGTCGTTGCGAATCTCGTCGAGCGCCGCCGCGAGGCTCATCAGCCACCTCCCAGCGTCTGCTCAATGTCGTACGCAAACCAGCCAACGGCAGCCTCGATTTCCGGCTGCGCCTCTGCGACCGCATCACGCAGGAACGGCCGCGGCCGTGTGCCACGTGTCGCGATTGCCCGCTGCAGCGCATACGGGTTGACGCCGTGCCGCTTTGCCCACCTGCGCAACGGGGCAATCGGCGGCCAGTGCGGCCGCGTCCCCTCGTGGACGAACGGCGCGTAGAACGTATTCGTCCCGACACGCGCGTAACGCGGTGGAATGCCCCTGTCGATCTCGCGCCCGATCGAGTTCCGCAACCGGCCGGTATCTACCGGCGCCAGCCCGCGCGCTTGGTTCTGCAGCGCGATCGACGCGCGGTCGAGAAACCGGCGCTGCGGCCCGGCGAGCTGTGCCGGCGCGAGTTTTCTCGTCAACTCGGGGATGCCGTGGACCTGGACGTGGATCTTCATACGGCCTCCACCACCGGCAGCCGGCGCCGGTACGGATCGAGCAGTTGCCGCACGTCCGGGTCGAGTCGCGGAATCGTCTGCAGCACGCCGATCTCCGGCGCACCAGCGAGCCCGAACGGGGCGTCGCGCCGTTTGAAGAGCCGCGCGACCAGCAGCGCGCACGCCTCGACCACCGGCGACGGCACGCTGCTCGCGTAGCCCCACGTCCCGGTGATCCTCACGCCGCGCGCGACACCGGCCGGAAACAGCCTCGTTGACGACGGCGCCACCCGGATTGCCACATACGGTTCGCCACGCGCCGGCGCATCGCCCGGTTCGAGGTCGTAGTCGGTGGACGCCCACGACGTCTCGTAGACGCGATCGCCGTCACCGTCGGTCGCGACAGCCGTCACGACGACGGCGTCGTAGGGCAGGATCAAGTAATCGGGCCAGATGGCGGTCAGGTACCGGTCGCCGGTCGCGGTGAAGAACACCCTGCCCGTGTAGGCGTCGACCTGCCGGGAGGCCGCCGTGATCATGCTATCGAGCGCGGCGTCGTGCGCCGTGCCGGTCAGGTCGAGACGCGACTTCATCTCGGCGACGGTGAGGTACCCGTTCGTGGGCATCAGACCCGCTCCGTCAGCACCATGATCGTGCGGTTCGCCGTCTGGTTGACCGGCGTCGCCGACGTTCCCGATCGCAGTTTCAGGTACGGCGGCGCAACGAAATCGTTCGGATCGATCGCGATGAACCGGCCCGCCGCCACCGTCACGGCGACCTCGACCCCGGCGGCGTTGTAGAGGGGACTAAACGTCCCGGTCGCGCTGTCGCCGCCGAGGAACGTGATCGTGCTGCCGTCGAACGCGGCCGGCATGACCAAGCCGACCAGCGTTTCCTGGCTGACAGCGAGGGGGATCGCGCCGGACTGCGACTGGCCGCTGGGGATCACGACGTTCATCGCTCACGCTCCTCAGCGCGTCGCTGCCGGCCGCGCACCATCCGGTCGGCTGGGGGAGCCGCGACGTCACGCTCCCCCTGCTGCTCAGGCTCGGGCTCAGCCGTTACCGGGACGATGCAGCCGGGCGAATCGCGCAACAGCCAGGACGCCTCCTCTGGCGAGAGGTCAATCACGTCGCCAGGCGCCAGCGTCCGGCTGCCGGTGCGATAGGCGTGGCAGACCCGGTAGCGCATCAGATGCCCTCCATCCGGACCAGGCACCAGACGGTGACCACCAGGTCTGACGACGTCCCGTTCCACGTCCCGTTCGTCGTGATCTCCGCACCGACCCGGTCGCCGGCAACGAATTTGACCGTGTCGCGTGCCACGCGCTTGTAGGCCGACTGCTGCGTCGTGATCGTCATGGTCGTCGCCGATTTTTCACTGCCGTTGACCGTCGCACCGGCCGTCAACTGTCCGGCCGTGGCGGCCGCCGACAGCCGGGCGGAGATGGCGACGATCTCACCTGCGAACGGCATCACGATCGCGTTGACGGCGTTCGTCGCGACAGCAGAACCGGTGTTGCCCTCGCTGATGACGAGCGCGACGTCGGTCTGGGATGCCGCGAGATCGTCCTGCATGAACGTCAGGGCGACTAACTGGCCGCGGCTGGCGTCAGGAGTCAGGAGGCTCATGCGTCACCTCCTCAGACCGTGATGTTGTAGGCGACGGCGGCCGCCTCGATCGCGGACGCAGCACCGGTCGGCGTGAACCGGCCGAGGCCCATCCGCAGCGTGTAGACGATGCGCGTCTGGTCGGTCGCCGGCAATCGCTCCGATTCGAGCTTCACGCGCCGGCGCCAGCCGACGACGAATCCGCGCCGGTTGAACGCGACGATCTGGCCCTTCGTGTTGTTGGCTGGGGTGTTGCTGACCATGCCGGCGGCGTTCGTGAGCGGTACCGCGATCGAGCTCACGACCGGGTGGCCGATGATGCGCGCCACCTCGCCGGCAAGAACGTTCGGGTTCGGCCGCGTCAGGTTCGCCGCGATCACCTCATCGAGCAGGGCGATCCGGTCGGTGGCCTGCGGATCGGCGACGAAGACGAGATCGTTCGGATCAGTCGGATGACCCCAGTCCACCAAGTTGGCGGAATCGATCATCAGCGACCGCAGTTTCCGGAACGTCTCCAGCGAAACGGTGCCGGCCACATCGAGACCGTTGCTCGTGTTATCCACCAGCGCCGCGTGCCGGATCCCGTCCGTCGCCAAATAATGTTTGGTGTCCGGCGGATCGGCATCAACCAGGTTGATATTCCCGGTCGGGGCATTCGTCTCGTCACCGTTGATGACGACCGAGTCGCTGTAGTGCGCGAGCGCCTTGGCGGCCTGCATCCGCAGGAACGGCACGAACGGGATAATGGAGTCCTCCTCCATTTCGCCCGACCACATCTGGTGAATTGCAAATTTCTTCGCGTTCACCTGGACGCGGTTCGACCCGGTTTTCACGGTCGCCATGTTCGGCGAGTTGTTCGCGGTCGCCTCGGAGACGAACAGCATCTCGGGGATATCCACCTCGACCGGCAGGTAGGTCGTAGGCGCCGTCATCTCGAACGAGTTGAGCAGGGCGAACGCCCGGCTGTCCGGTCGCGCGGCCGCCCAGAGCTCGCCGACGTACTGCGCGCCGACCAGTTGCTGGCCGAACCCGGACTCCCCGGTGTCCATCGCGCGCAACTGGTGCTCGATCCATTCCTCGCGGCCCATGTTTCCGCGCACCGAGCGAGGTACGCGCGGCCACAGGTTGTCGAGCGCCTGCCGGTCGATCTGCCGGATCTCCTCCTCGGTCAGGTAGCGCGCTTTGGACAGCTCGTTGAACGCGCGCTCCAGTTCCGCGGATGGGCCCGCGTAGAAACCGGAGTCGAACTTGCGCTGGCCCTTGAGCGACGTCTGCAGGTCGTACAGGTATTCGATGTCCTCGACCGTCAAATTCCACCGCGCGAATTTCGATCCGGCGAGGCGATCGTCGCCGCCCGCGAATTTCATTTTGCGCACGAACGCCGGGTCGGCGAGCAGGCCGTCGAGGTGCTGTTTGACCATTTCCTCAATTTTCTGCGGGGAAATGGCCTCGGAAACTTTCCCCTCAATCGCGCTCATGCGCTCGATAATTTGGTGTGTGAGTTCCTCTAACGTGCTCATGCATGACCTCCGAATTTGGCGAGCGCCTCGGCGATCGTCACCAGATAGCGCTCAGCGTCCGCATCGTTCTGCTGTTCCTGCTTTGGCGACGCTGAATCCAGGACCTCCTGGATGAGCGTTTTCGCCTGTTCCAGCCGTTCCCAGTTGCGCGCCGACAGGACCGCACCGGCCCGGTACGCCTGCCACGCAAACACATCGGGAATCAGCTCGGGTTCACCCTCAACAAACAGGCCGCGAATTTCCCCGGGCGACAGCGCCTCGAGATCGCGTGCCGTGCGAAACTCTGGTGGTTCCCGGTCGAATTGCCGGTAGTGCCGGGCGAGGTGGTTGTAGACGCCGCGCCGGTCGACATCAGGGATTTCCGTGCCCGGTTGCATCAGGCGCGCCATCGCCGCGGCAACACCGCGCCAGACGACGCGACCATCGACCAGGTGATGGGGCAATTTGTAGGCGCGTTTCAGCGACGGATCGAGCGAATCGTCTACCCACGCGTGC